CGGCGACGCGGGACTCCCCCCCCGTCAATGGTATTGGGTGTGTAAATTTTTGAACTTTTTCGCTTCGTGCAAGTCCGTGCGCTTTGCTTTTCTCACCGGGGAACGGGGTAACATAATCATTTGCCAAATCATTCAAAAAAGAGCCCCAAACAAACCCCTGTCAAGAATTATTTTTCACGTTTTTTACTCCATTTACGAAGTTATGGGAAGTTATAGGAAGTCTTAAAGATTATCTGACAAGTACCCATAATACATAAGAAAACCCGTGTTATAGTGCCTTCACTGATTAGGCTAATTTTGTTCCATAATGTCGCCGTGTCTTTTCCGGAGGTCAACCGGGACAAAGGCCGCGGCGACGATCCTAAAGAGAAAAAGAAGGTCGGCATGGCTGGAAACAAAATCGTTAAATTGAAACTGCAAAAAACCGTTGAAGATTTCATATCCAACGGCATTACCACTGCCACCGCCATATCCCAGCAACTAAAATCCATGGGATACGACATATCACAACCGACCGTCTCCCGTTATTTATCCAACCAGCAACCAGACCGCAAAGAAGAAACACAGCGTATCGTCACAGACCATGTCCGCGAAAACGTCCCTGCCGACCTGACGGCGCTGGAAGACATGGAAAGGCAATGCCTGGACTGGGCGTCGGAAAATCGTGACGCCTTCGCTCATCGTCTGGCCGATCAACATATTGCAAATGCATCCATCACATGGGTGGAAAAGATATTGCGGCTATCCGGCGACGACCGGACAAAAGCCATCAAGGACATTATCAGTCAATGCCTGGGATGGATTGCCGACGACATCCGCCTTCAGGGCGCAAAAATTACCGCCATGAGACAGGCAAGCAGCATCATCGAAATGAAACTGCGATTCTCGCTTGGCGACGGCCACGACGGCAGCATCATCTTTATGGATCGGGAACGCGGCGACCAGTTGCAGCACGATACAAAGACCGGACGCATGTTTGTCATCCCCGGAGGCGCTTCATAATGGCATCGGATATTGTATTCGATTTATCCCCTACACAGCAGGCTTTCGTCATGTCCGACGCCCACATTAATCATTTGACCGGGCCAATGGGTGAAGGGAAAACACATTGCGGCGTTGCGCGCCTGTTACGCCATGCCCACCGGTGCAAATTAAAGCCCTTGCGCGCAGCCATCATCCGCGACACCCACGAAAATATCAAGACATCCACCGCCATTTCTATCCAGGACATCTTAAAAGACCGGGCCGTTTTCAAGAATGATTACAAGAAATTGTATATCAAGGCGGAATATCCGATAGAATGCGACCTGTTTGGTATTGACGATCCCGCGTCCATTTCCAAACTGCAAGGACCGCAATATGGTTCGATCTGGCTGGAAGAACCAGCACCCATTCACGAAAAAGCAAACGCCGGACTTCCCCGTGAAGTCTTTGACCTGGCGATTTCCCGCGCAGGCCGACAACCAGGCGCGATCTTAAACCTGCAAATCACGCAAAATCCAGGAGACGAAACCCATTGGACAACCGAATTACTGGACGAGCCGGAAGAATACCTGGTTGCCGACGACGGCACCGTCATCACCAAGCGATCATTTCACATTCGGCGCGGAGAAAACACCTACCTGACATCCCTGCAACGGGCCGCCAACATGGCCGCCTTTAAAAACGACGCCGGAAAATATGCGCGGTACGTTGAGGGGAAAGTCGCCAGCGTCAACCTGGGGAAATCCGTTACGCCCGGTTACGGCCCTGATTTCCATTACAGCCAGAAAATCCAACCCTTTTATCAGAAACTGGACGCATTCCGTTTTTGGGACGGATACCAGCATCCGGCCTGCGTCATCGCCCAGTGGAACCCCATCGGTCAACTGGTCATTCACGACGCACTGGAAATGCCGGGATATGGCGTCAAGGAATTAATCGAAGACAAGCTGAGCCCATTGCTGCTCATCCCCAAATATCGTGACAAGCCGGTCTTCTGGCGCGATATTGGCGACCCGTCCATGCAGACCCCCGACCAAAGCACCCGGACCATCACCGCGGCCAAAAGAATTCAAGACATGCTTAAAACGCATTTTGAGCCGGGACCGGTGCGCTGGATCCCCAGGATAGACCCGTTAAACAACGCCTTGAGAAAAACCGTTGCGGACGGAAAACCTCTCATCCTCATATCCGCCTCCGCCGTATCCGCCCATAAAGGACTGAAAGGCGGCTGGCACTACAAGACAGACAACAACCAGAATCGTATCGGCGAAATGCCGGTAAAAAACGAATTCGACCATGTCTGCATGGCGATTGCCTATGGCACCGCGATTGTTCTGCCGTACAACTCGCGTTCGGACTTCAAGAAACAAACCACGCAAGCCGACCGCCTGGCCAGAATGAAACGGGCGTCGTCTTACGGCACCGGCAGCATGCCGGTCATCCCGGCGCAGATCAACCAGCATGTTCGCCTGGCGCGATAGGAAAAAAGTGAAATGGCGAAAGTAAAAAACGGGAAGTCATCCAAAGTCAAAGCACAATTTTGGGAAATGCGTCAAGGCGGCCCTTATTCCGGAGACGACGGCATCGCCAAAGAAATCTACAAATGCACCGGATGCGGCGCGGAAACCTCACCCGCAAACGGATGGAATGGCGCACCCGACAAACACAAATGTTCACCCAACTGCCCGTGTAAACAAAGCGACTGGAAGCCGGGCGGCGGATACAGCAGGCAGGGACGCAAGAACTTTGACAGAATCTTCCCGAATGCCCCCGGAGCAGGCTTATAATGGCAGGACTATACTACTATAACCCGGAAGATGATCCGGCCTTGGAACTCCTGAGACGACGCAACGAAATCCAGCGCCGCATCACGGATATTCGGGTAAACGGCATTGACCAACAGGAAATGCGGGAACGAGAAGAAGCATCCCAGTCATATGCCGGAGAAAATCCACAGCACTTTGAATCCTACGTCCAGGACTGCATCGACCAATCCGTAAAGGCCAACAAGGACATCCGCGAAATCCAGATGCATTGTTACCGCACCTACCTGGAAAATGAGCCAGTCAATTACGGAAGGAAAGAAGCCTGGCAATCGCGTATCATCGTCCCCAAGCCATTCGGCACCGTGCAATACGGCGCATCCGCCGTTAAACGGGCCTTTACGCCGAAATTCCTTTCCGTTTCCAATTTCAAGAACAAATCCGCGGGCGAATTCTGGCAGAAAATGGTGGAATATCAACTGAACGAACAACATGCCCAGTTTGTCATCCGGTTTACCGACGCCACCACCATGGCCCTGGCCGTGGGTATCAGCATGGAAATGATCCCCCAGTGGATACCAGGGCGCGGCCTGTCCATTGCGCTTATCGAACCGTGGAAGATCCACCGCGACCCGGACGCCGCCCCGCGCGACCCGCAAAGCGGTTTGTACTGGGTGCATCAGGAATGGCTGGACTGGCACGTCCTGAAAGCAGGCGAACAAGCCGGGAAATACGAGAATGTTGACCGTATCCGCCAGTCGGAACAGGCAATGCCCGACAATCCCTGGCTGACGCAGGAATCCATCGCCAAAAGAAAAAACATGGTTTGGGAGCGTTCCAGTTATCGTCCGATGTACCTGACTTCGGAATTTTACGGCACCATCCTTTCTCCCAAGGGTGAAATGTTATTGCCGCTGGCCAGACTGACCACCGCCGCCGGACGCATTATCCAGAAACCGCAAAACGTTTCCTACCGGTATATGCGTTGGCCGGGCATTGCCTTTTCACCCATGCCCGACTTGCTGAAATTCAACGGCCGCGGATTGCTGGAAGGCATCATGTCCACCTGGGAAGCCATGAACAACATGATGTGTCTGCATCAGGACTATATGCAATGGGTGGTTAATCCCATGACCGAAATCAACGTGGACGCCCTGGTCGATCCCGCCGACGTCGAGACCTATCCCGGAAAGGAATACCTGACACGGGACACCATCGCGGGGCAGCAGGCGGTGCGCACCGTTCAGCGACGCAGCAACACCAACGACATCCTGGCCAACATGCAGTACCATGACCAGAACTATCAACGCGGCTCATTCGTGCCGGACGCCGTACAGGGTTTGCCCGGCTACCGCAAAGACATGACCTTCCGCGAGGCGTCGCAGAACCTTGACCAGGCGCTGGGCGTTTATAGCCTGATGGGCGAGAATATCGAAACCGGCGCTATTTACATGATCCAGGCAGCCAGTGAATTCATCCGGCGTTACGCCACCTGGCAGGATTACGCCGAAATCTTCCAACCGGAAGAATTGCAGCAACTAGGCATTATGCCTAACGCCAACATGCCCAATGGCATTGCTGGCGTCCCGGAAATAGACGGCTCCTTCCACGTATCCGGCATCCAGACATTGATGAAAGACAACGAAACCCTGGCGAACATTAAAAACATCATCATTCCACTGGCAAACAACCCGGCCTTTGCGCCCTACATCAATCCCTATCGTGCGCTCAAGGCGATTGAGATACGCACCAACATGAAAGATGAAAAAATCATTGCCGCGGAAGACGAAGCCAAAGCCATTGAGGCTCAGAATCAAATGAAAACTCAGGAACAAGAGCAGGCCATTCGTGACGCACAGGATTTACAGGCCGCACATGGAATCGCTG